TGGCCTCCCACTCATCTTGTTTTCCAGATTGTTTATCTAGATCTACACCTTGCATTGCTGCAAGAAATTTTTTTTCTGCGTAATCTAACTCTCTTTTAACAGATAGAGTTGACGTTATTTCTGGCATAGACATAGATTCTTCTAGTTCTTCATAGTCTTTCCAAATACCAAGCAAAAACGCTTCTGACTCAAGTTTTGCTAAGTCTAGTGTTTCCCAAGTTGATCCACTATCCGTTGCTTGTTTTTTTACTGGCTCTTTAGATTTTTCATTTACCTTAATTCCTGCTGCAATATCTAAAAGGTGATAAATATCTTTTAATGTAAAATTGTCTTCAACTAATTCTTTTGATAATGAAATTTTTGGATAATATTGTTTCATGCATATTCGGGCACACTCAACTAAAGCATCAATTGCTTCATCATCATTTTTTGCTAATTTTACATACTCAAAAGCAACCATAAACTGTCTTAGATATTTTATTTTTAATGGTGTAATAAATAACTCTGTACCATCTATAAGAGTTAAATAATCACTTTGATATACTTCTGTAGCCATTTATATAGTATACCAAACAGAAAGGCCCAACCCCGAAGGATTGAGCCTCTCATATATTAAGTTGTATTACGCTGGTACGTAAGTACGATCTACAATCTTTCCGTATGATGCGTTATCATTTGGAAGAAGGCGGAATGATACTTCGAACATTGTTGCTTCGTCTCTCTTTGCTGCTACTGTAACATTTTCAATTGAAAGTGCACGGTATGCAGTATAGATACGCTCAACAGTAATGGAAGCGTCTCCAGTTCCTGGACCAACTGCTACTAAACCACGCTCAACTGGGACATCTCCGATGTCGCCTGCTGAAAGGTTAAGTGTTGGGTTTGATGCAACTGTTTCTAGATCATCTTCTTTTCCTGCTAATGAAAACAGGAGATTCTCTAGTGTTGCTTCTGCGAATGTAGTATTTAGGTTTACCTGCATGCCTTGCTTAAATAACTTAGCAACGTCAAGTACCTGGTCTACTGCTACCTCGCCGAAATCTGGTTGGAATTGAATTTCCAAACCATTCATTGTATATCCAACATTACGGAAGTCTGCGCTATCTGCAAGGGTATCCTTGTATGAGTCGCCTGTTACGTATGCTGGCATGTCTGCGTCTGCAAGTGCGCCATCTTCATATGTGAAGAGTGCTGCTGCTCCAACGATAATATCGTTTGAACTACCACGTGTATATGCCATATTTTTTCACCTCTTTTTTTTCTTTTGGATTAAAAGGGCTTGTTTCCTCACCTTAATTATAGCATCCCTTTTTAAGGAAGAATTCCCTCTTCTACAACTACCTCTTTATTGTACTTTGGCCTATGATTCTCGTCAGGGGACGGATTAATTCTTTCATACTTATTGGTTGATTGGTGATAGTCATAATCAATAATAATCTTATTGCCAGCGTAAGTTCTGGCTGTTCCAAAATCGACTATATCTCGTGCCTCTTCTAGTTGGTATATCTTAAAGTTGTGGAAATAGAACTGACAGGTCATTCCGTTAAAAGTTTTTCCCTTTGCCCAAGCATTAATATCTTCTGCGCTTTCGTCTCCACGATCCATTAGCCTCAAGACTGCTTCTTGAATCCTTATCATATTTTCAGTCGTATTACTTGCTGTGTAATAAAAATAATATAAAACCTGTTCGCATTTTATATGAGGGAAAGCGCCTCTACGCATTCTAAACATTCTGTCCCAAACAGCCATAGTTCCACCAGATGGGAACTGACTTTGAAGTGCCTCCAGAGTTGATGGTCCAGTTGGAAAGAAAGGTACGTCTTCCAGTGTTGTTAATTCTGTAATTTTTTCTTGAAGGTATTTATTAATCCACAAGACTGGTGTATTAAGTGTTGATGTTGGTTCTTCCATTATGATGCCACCGTTGCGTTAGCGACCCATCGATACCCTGTAGATAAACCAACAGACTTGCCACCACGCTTTCCTCTCCCTAGATTTTTCTTATATGATATTGGGTTCTCAAAATATTGTCTTAAGTTGCTATTCTGTAAAAATGCCTGAGTAAAATATCTTCCAAAAAACATGTCAAATGCTTTTTCAAATTCTTTCTGTGTGCTTCCACCTGGGTTATCAACCACAACTTTCTTTCTAGTGTAAACAATTTCTCCATCCACTTCAAACCTCAAAACCTCAGAGTTGCGTGGCTTTATAACTACAGTTGTTCCATCTTCCATTATTGATGCCTTATTACGAAATGCTTGTTTTGATCCCTGCTTAACAGTACTTGACTGTCTAAATGATGAGATAAATGAAAGACCAACATTGCTAACAGTATAGTTTATATCAAACAGTCTTGCCTCTGGGCTACCAGTTTTGTACCACTCGTATACGTGGTGTAATGTTTCTGGAGATACTCTTGCGCTAGAGTCTATAAACTGAGAAGCAATCTCGGAAACCTCAACACCAAGTGATTTTAAAAACTCAGTCTTGCCTTTTTGAATTCCTTCAGTAAAGCCAATAGAGTAATCAATTATATTTTTCATTTCTTTTTTAAATGTTTTGTTATCAAATCTAACGGCTATCATACATCTACCGCCTGATTCTCTGATCTTCTAATAATTAGTTTGTAATACTCAACAGAACCAAAGGGTCCCATAAATGGATCTTGCGTTGCAATTTCAAATATAGTTGACTTGCCTGCACGTGGGCCAGAAGTCTCTGTGTATATATCGTTACAGTTCTTATCTCTAATATTTGTAATAATTACATTTGTAATTGAGTTTCTGGCTTCAAGACTGGACATTCTTATATCAGTCTTCACTCTGCCAATTAAAAGTTTTTCTTCTGTGATGTTTACGTTTGGGGTTAACTCTTCTTTAAATGCTCCGCCTGCTGATGAAAAAGAGCATGCAATTGTTCTATCTAATATCCATGTCTTTTGTACGTTTCCATAAACGCCTTGCTCAACTACAGGATGATAAACATCTGCAAGCATCGGAAACGTGAAGTCTGGTTCTTCGCATATCATTAAATTATCCCTGGCTTGACAATGGTCTTAACATATTTGTCAAGTATCTTATCTACTAAGAAGTTACCAGTACCGCCAAGCATTGCCTTATCAAACTGAATTCTAAATTGATCTGTATTGTATGCTGTTATGTATCTCTTGTAGTAGTCTAACTTACCGCACTTAAGATCTTCTATTAATAGTTTTGTTGCATATTCTACATCTTCTGGAACATTAAGGTATCCGTGATCTACAACAAATGTGTAGTCATATCCTGATGGAAAAGATATTCCTTCGTATCCATAGTAACCAAGATCTCCACTTGCCACTGGTAGGTTTTGCGCTGTTGATTCGTATCTATTTAACTCAAGAACATCTGCACGAACTCTTTGTATTGCAGTTTTGTCTGGTGTTATTGCATACTGATACTCACTTAAGTCTGGATTTGATCTATCGTAAACTAAGACATTGTTCTCATAAACCTTGAAGACTCTATAAACCTTTTCCCATAAAGAAAAATAGTCTGAACCATTTCCAGTTCCAACTATCGTTATTTTTTTGTTATAAAATCCTTCTGGGCAAAAGGTGTCTATCATTGATCTTGCTACTAATTCTAAAATCTTATATTCTGCAATCTCTGATGCAGTTGTTCCTAGTGTGTTTGGGTCTACATATGGTCGGATTAGTTCGTAGTACTCTTCGTGAATTGAAACTTCTGATCCGCCAACAATTTTAAAAAATTCTACTCTGTAATTATTATCGTATCTTCCAGGAAGAGAAATTTCTAAATCATCTCCTGTGTCTGAGCCCAAAAATTCTAAATCTTGTACTGAAAGATCCGCCATGTCCGTAACTCTTGCATAAATGTTTACATTGTTATATCCTGATGGGACAACAAAGTTTACTACAATTGTTTCGTATGGCGGAACCCTCAATATCTCCATGAATTACTTACCGAATTCCTTGGCAACTTCTTCTGGTGTTGCTGTGCGAATGTGTGAACGAGTAAGCCACTTTTCAGCAGCATCCTTGTCGACAATATTATAGCCACGATAGACCTTTCCTACCTCTGACCATGTAACATTCTTTGTTGAGTAAATTGCTACTTTTTCTTTAACTTCTGTAGCCTTTTCCTTCTTCTTTCTTGGGGAAGCAACTGCTGCTGTAGTAGCACCAATTACACCCTCTGCAACATATCCAAGTGCCTGAACTTCTTCAGGTGCTTGATATGCAGGAGCCTCAACTACTGCTTGAGTTTCTTCTACAACTGGAGTTTCTTCTACATGCTCAACCACTGGGGCTTCTACAACAGGTTCTTCTACAACTGGTGCTTCAAAAACTGGTGCTTCGTATGTTGTTTCTTCTACAATTGGATTTTCATTAATGTTTTCCATAATTCCTCCTTGTTAGTATTATATCATTATAAGTAATAAGGGGAGCAGGAGAACTAACTCCTACTCCCCCTAAAATGTACTGTTTACAGATTATGCATCTGCTGCAGCGTCTGCGTATGAGATTGCATCCTGCTCTTCCCATTGAATACCGAAGCGAACGAAGACTGTGTATTCTACAGTGTCCTTCTTTGGCTTGTATTCACGGTTAACAGTGATATCTCGCTGGAATCCCCATACACGGTTCTGTGGGAATGTCAAGTCGACATATCCTGCAGGGTAGTATGGAACTTCCTGAACATCAATTCCGAGAACACGTGTTGTACGTGCTCC